GCCCTTTGCGCTTTACGTACTCAGTCGTGTATGACTCAAATTGTCCTGAAAATCCAACGCCTTTAGCCGTCCTATCCAAGATTAAATTCGTACCAAATTGAGCCGTCTGCAATAAAGTCTTGTCAATCTGTGTTGACAGTGACTTGCCCAGCTTCTTTAAATCAGCCTCAAGCCTGCGCGTGTCAATATCCATCTTGACATTTAGACCGCCGCCGCCAGAGGTTATGCTGGTCGCCATAACCTTATCGGTACAAACGTCCGTGATTGATGGCTTGTTTTTCTTCGTCAGTAATTACTGAGTCATCGTTGGCATCGTATTCAACACCGTCTTGTAACACCGACTCAATCTCCTCACTGTACCGCGTCTTGTAGAACTCAATCATGTTTTGGAAACGGTCGCCGTCTACCCAGTTTGTGAGTTTAGGCAGCGCGTACTTCCACAGCACCAGATAAGACGCTGTTTTAGTCCACTGTGAGTCTGTCAACAGTGCAGGATTCATTTCAGAAGACAACTGCAATTTCGGATACCACTTGAAACGAATGTCTCGCTCAATGTCGGCTTGCGCCAATGCGTGCTCACTAGCGAATGAGGCAATGCCAAAGCTCAATATGTCAGGGACAATTGCTTGCAGGTCTGTGTCTGTGCTAAACGCCATTTTTTAATCCTGAGTGGAAAGATGCCCCTGCATCAATGCGATGCAAGGGCTTCTCTTACTTACAGACCAGCGTCATAGTACATTTCAACGCCGTATGTGTCGTCTAACTCACCGACACCGTAGATGGCGGTTGCGTTCAACTCAAAGCCACGGTTAGAGGCATCGCGCTGTGGCTCAATGTTAAAGTCGCGCTTCATAGCCAAGGCAAAAGCCTGTGGTGAGAAGATAGCGCCTTTTGAGTCACCAGAGCCGTCAACAGCAACGTTTGCAGACTCAAATATGTCGATACCAGCGATGGTGGCAACATAACCAGTGCGCATTGCTTCGTTCTGCAAATCGCCAGCGTTAGGGTTAACCATTGTGTTGGTCAAGTTAGCCTTCAGCGCGTAGGTCTGGTAAGGATGGAACACGCCAACGATGCGACCACGTACCTTGTTGGCACGCAGAGTTGCAGCGGCTTGGAACAAAGCAGCTACCGTCAATTCGGTAGTAGTGCCGCCCAATGAAGTGCTTAAACCATCAAACAGAGCAATCAAGTCTACGTCCATCTTGGTAGCGATGGCATTACCCAACACTGTGCCCAATTCGTCAGCAGGATTGCCAGAACCCATTGCGGCAAGGTCAGTCAAGAACACTTGTGCGCCGACTTCAGCAACCGTGATGGACACGCTTGATGTTGAGACTGCGGTTGATGTCATGTCTGTACCTTCGGTCAACGCGGCTGCGGTGATAGATGGGTACTTAGGAACTTGAACAGTTTTACCAGCTTGACCATCGATGTTGTACATCGTGACCAAGTTACGCATCAAAGATTGCTCTTCAGCGGTGAAACGTGCTTGTGCAACGATACTTACGAACAAGTCGTCAAGGGTTGCTGAGGTAGTAGCGGCCATTATTTAACTCCAGAAAAAAAAGAAAGTGGTTTATTTGCGCTTTTTGCTGGCGGCAAAGGCTTCACGCCCACCGTTATCCCAGTTACTTAGCATATCAGCCACAGAACTTGGCTTCTGTGTCGAGCCTCCAGCGTGCCCAGTTGAGCCAGAGCCACCTGCGGTAGCGCGGACAAAATGAGGGTTTGCCGTTAAGAATTCCTCCATCAGTTCATTCACTGATAGAAGTTCACCGTTGTCATTGTAGCGAATACTGCCGGACTTATCAAGAATTTCAACTTGTCCTTCATCGCTCAGTCTGGTATTGCCTTTTAACAAAGCGGATACCTGTTCGGGTGAAACTGCGTTTTTGGTAGAGGCAGCGCTAAGTAAAGCCCCGTCTACCTGTATCTGGTGCAGCCTACTTGTAAGTGATTGAATAGTCGTGTCTTTCTTTTCGACCGTCTTCTTCAATACACTCTCAAAGTCGCCGCGTTCTTTTTGGCGTTCGATTTCAGCTTGGTCACGGTCAGCCATGACCCGTCTTGCTTCATCAATGTCTACGCCATCGGTCATCTTTTCGTAACGTTTACGCTCTCGCGCTAGGCGTTGCTCAAGAATCTTGTCAACATCCGCTTGCGTAAATGTCCTACTGTCGCCGCCACTTGGGTTGCCCTCTGGTGGTGTGGTGATTTCCTCATCCATGATTTGGTCGCTCATGTGCGTTACCTCTTTCGAGTGGTTAAAAACAATTTAAATATATCACAACTGACTAAGTTAGTATCCCGTCCGGCACTTCATCCTCAATATATGGGACTCCTTTAAGGATTGCTTGGATTATCCACTCGTCAATTTTGTCTGAGTTTCTGAAGTTAATGCCTGTTATTACAGGCTCAACACCAAACGTTTTTACGTGCAGGTCAACAATCGCCTGCGTGTCTAGCATCATTTTCATAAGTTCTCCCCAATTATTTCATCAAACCGCTTTGCCATATTAGGCATCCGTTTTTCTACCAGAGGCCAGTACTCAGTGTTTCGCAGCGCAAACAGGTTGGCAAATGACTCTTGCTGTCTTGAACCTTTGCGGGTGTAGTATTTCACGCCATGCCCAAAGCCACGAAACAGCTTTTGAAATTGGCCGTAGGTCAAAGCGTCCACTATGTCAGAAAAGTTGCCAAGTTCTTCATTTTTCATTTGGCCTGCCATTATCTTGCCGACAGGAGTCGTTATTTCCGTAAACTCATAAATATCGTTGTTTCTTATATCCTCTATCGACTCAAAAAAAGTTTCTTTCCTGTGCAGCTTTAGGTGCTTTCTGTCGTCTGCAAACGCCTTTACAAAACCTTTGTCGGTCGCAGAAAGCCCTAGTGAACCACCATTTCCGGCTTTACGGCCTAGTTCAAAATCTACGTGGTGGCCGTACTCATGGCGAACAACACTCCCAGCGGACTCACTTGGTGTCGCCACAATCTTGCGTAATGATGGACTGTAATAGCCTTTATTTGGTATTACTTCAAACGATTCTATTGGCGGCAGCTTATTGACCACAGCTAACTGCGTTACAGATAGCTTGTTCATCTCATCCGAAAATTCTTTGATTTGGTTAGATGATGACAGATTAGCAGGTATTGCATATTCTGGTTTACCCTGCGCTTGCTCATCAACAACAGGTACGTCTTCCAACTCAGTGAACACAGGTCGCCAATGATGGCGGCAGTTGTAGCCACCTCTGACAATAAACGGGTCGCCTGCTGACTTGCCAGCCCAGCCTTGCGTCCATAACTCACGCACACGTTCCTCTGTGTAAACCTTGCCTGAGTGCTGCCTACACCAGTCCCGTGTGTCGTTGATGTTTGAGCCGTAATACTTCCAAGCGTCTGCGCCTGAGTCAAATCCTGTCTTTGTGACCACGGAGGCATCGAACTGCATCAGTGAGTCATGCACCATCTGACTTGAGTATCGGCGCATATTGTTGCCCAGCCTGTCTGAAGCGTAAATGCTGTGCAGTTGCTTGACCGCATCTTCTCCGGCTGCACCGCCAGCATTGGCAATGTTTACCAGCCGCTGGACTTCAACTTGGTCTGACTGAGCGTAAACGCCGTTTATCTTCTGGCGTATGGCATTGACTGAATCAACTGCACTGCGCCCTGAAATAGTGTTTTGGTAGACCTCTGTGGCAATCTCGTTCAGGAATGTGCCAGCAATGTTTTGAAAGCCTTGGAATGACTGAGCCTTGAGCGCCCTAATTACGTCATCACTCAGGCCAACAAAGTCACCGTAGTTGTTGAGCATAGCCCCAGCCGATGTAGCTGCCTTGGTGTACTCATCAATGATGCGGCTTGACTCTGTGAGGTACTCGCTTTGTATGGCTGCTGAGATGTCTTTTCTAGCCGCCACAGCCCACTCTAAGTCAAACAACGCGCCCTGCTTTAGTGGTGCTTTGCTGATTACGCCTGCCAGCTTGTCCTCTAAAGAAGACAGCGAATCAATAATGCGCTTCTCATGCGCCTCACCTAGAGACTCAAGAAACCTTGCGTGGTCGTTATCCGCTGCCATTTAGAACTGGCCTATCACCTGCGTGTTTTGCTCAATCTCTTTATAGGCGCGGCTCAACTCCTCATCGTCAAGTATCAAGTCAGCAATGCGCTTGTCCACCTCTTGCTGGAAAGTCTTGGAGTTCACGCCTGATGCCTTAGCGCCTTGCAAGAACGTCAGTTCGTTTGGTAGGTCGCGCACATCAAATGAGTCGGCGTAGAACACTTGAACGTCTGGCGTGATGTTTTGCCAAATGCAGAACAGTGACCAGATTTGTTCTTCGGCCAACTCAAGGATGTCTGCCTTCTCTGACAGGCGTGCGTTAAGCATTTGAAACTCTGTCTGCATGGCAATGCCAGACTTGGTTTGACCATCAGTGCCGCGAATGGCGCTCATGTGAGCCATGCGATTGATTGCCTCGACCTTATCGTTAATGGCTGCGCGTACTGCGTCCAAGTTGCCGCCGCTTGGCTGAATGATGAAAGGGCGCAAGTTAGGGTCTAGGTCATCAGACATATTGATGATTGCACCAGCCCCAGCCGTTGCGTCTGTGTCAAAGGTCTTGACTAGAGTCGGATGGTTGCTTATGCGAATAAGCTGCTCAACTTCGCTGTTTTCCTCGTAGATGGCCTTTTGCATTGTCGCAATATCGGTCAAGTCGCTAATGCCCATGCCACGCTTGATTGAACGTTGTGCTGGAACGAATACAGCAGGTATAGCGCCCAACTCGTTTGGTATTTCCTCAACAAGTCGCTCAGTCTCATTGCTCGTTTCGTACAAGCTGATGGTTTCGTTTGTCCAAACCCTGAACGTCTGGCGCACATCTGTAGCGGTGTCACGAACGATTGACTCACGCACCTTCAAATACGACAACTGGAATCGACCTGATGCCATGCGCTCATAGCGCCAATCAAAGACATTCTCAGGCGTAATCAAGTTGATGTATGGGCGTATGCCCTGCGCCAACTCATCAGCCCGTGTGCCAGCAACTGACTTGGGCTTGTCCACAATCAGCCAAACGTGACCATAAACTGATGACCAAACCTGAGCCTCACGCATAAACGAATCAAAGGAGCGACCGTCTAAGTCAGCATCCTTCAAGAAGTATTGCAGCGCTACGTTTTTGTCTAGTGAATTGAACTCACGCTTTGGTGGCACGCGCCACAGGTAGCTTGAGTAAATGTGAACTATGTTGCGGCAATGGTTGTCAATCGGCGTAAGAGCCAGTCGGCGGTTGTATTCGTCTTTATCCTCGTTCACGTACTTGGTCAGGTAGTTGCCGCCCTGATAGTCCTCGCCGCCCATGTAGCTGCGCAGGTAGAACTCCCACCGTGATTGATTCAAGATGTAGTCTGGGTGCTTGTCTGTAAATTTACTCATTTATGTCCACCTAGTAGGCTGTTCGATGAATTCGATGCGCCGTTTAATTGGCATTTTTCTGACAACAAAGTAACCAACGGCATCATTCAAATGGTCAAAGCCAGCTTTTTTGTCTGGCTCACCATTGCTTTCGTAGGCTTGTTGTTCAAGTCCTAGCGCAATATTAGGGCATTTGTCAACGTTGACGTAGTATAACCGTTGACCATCGTTGTTGCAAAGTGCCATATTTACCGCTGAAACCCTGTCCCTGACCCTGCCATTAGCCCTTGGTGCGTTGACAGCAAAGTTTGCGTTCTTGAGCAGGATAATGTCGCTGGTCGCTGCGTTCGTGGTGTTGGTGCTGCCACCGCTTGCGTCTGGGTAAACAATGATTGGGTTGTCTGGGTAGCGGTTACGAATCATTTGAATGACCGTTGGCGTATCTTGCGCACCGATTATCTCATCAACTGCGTAGGCGTTACCGTTTCGCATTATGTGGATTGCAGCCGACATATTGCGCACGTTGAAGTCCATGCCTATGTGCAATGTTTCTGAGGCGTTAGAGGTGATGGTTGCATTGTTCAGTTGCCTGTCGTAATTGACATACACAGTCCCAGCCGCCAAGTTAACGAACTCGCCCTCAATGTAGGCGTTTAAAAGGTTGCTTGGGTACGTCTCTCGCAGTGACTCAACATAGCCAGCAGGTAGGTGCGGGTTTGAGTAGGTAGGCGCTTTGATTAACTCATAGCTGGCAGTTCGGTTCTTCTGCCATTTCTCATAAACAAACCGGAAACCTTCAGGCGTTGTGCCTACTGCTACCGTGTTCTGACTGCCGTTAGGCTTCTTCTGCCTGTTGCGCGCAATAATCTTGTTCCAAACCTCAGAGGCTTTATTAGCTGGCAGTGTGTCCAACTCATCAACCAGTGAGTCGCCTACCTCGTAACCCACAATTGTGTCTGGGTTTTCCATCGTGCGAAAGATGATTTGCTTGTTGTTGACCCTCAATACGTGCTCAGAACGGTTTAAGTCATACGGTACACCAAGGTCATCTAGCGCTGCTTGAAAGCGTGGGTAGGCAATCGTCCTCACTAGCGGGTAGTTGGGCAGGTAGTACGCAACATCGCCGCCGTTACTGAATATCAGCTTTAGCGCCCTGTAGGTTAAAGCCTGCGTCTTACCAGCACCAAAGCCAGCAACCATTGCTGGAAACTTGGCCTTGCTGTTGACTAATGCTTCTTGCGGTGCAGTAGCCTTTGCTCTAATCCGCATCCGCAACCACTTCAAAAGCGGTAATGGTGTGATTGCCAGTAGTTATCTGCTTGTCGGACTGTCCAAGTATCTGCTTGCCCAACCATATCTGCATTGGAATACTTCCATCTTGGGCGCTAATCCATTGCAAGCGGCGCAGGCTTTGTTTGCCTATTCCGCAGTGCTTTTTATAGAAGTCCGCAAAATTTGAATATCCGCGCTCTTTTAAGCGCCTATCAAGCGTGTCTTCGCTGAACTCATAAATCGAGCATATTTCGTCTTGAGTGCAAAAGATTTCGACCATTCCAATGATTTTATGGAAGTCTTCATCTGTCATTTCAATTCTAGGTCTACCGACTTTATCCATGGTCGTCATGTATTTCCCCTGTTAAACAGTAGATTACATTCTACCAAAAAAAACGCCCACCGCAAGGGCAGGCGTAAGTTGGCGCTTAACCAACAGGAGAGGACTTCAGTCTAAACGGTCTTTGGTCAACTGTCTAGCCATTGCGTTGTACTGCCTTGCTATTTCAATCAAGCCCTCTCTGGTGTACTTGCGCAAAACACTATCTGACTCCAAAAGGTCTAGCTGCTTTTCACCTATGCGCTCAACTAAGCGCTTGCGGTATTCAACATGGTTGCCTGCAAGCCAGTTGTTGCAGTGTTTGCACTGACCATGAACGTTGTCCTCAACAAAACGCATATGGGGCGCGCTGCCTACACTTCTGTAGTGACCAGCGTCAAAGGTGTTTGCACCGCCATCCAAGGGCTTGTCGCAGCTTATGCAAGTTCCGTCTAAGGGCTTGTCGCAGCTTATGCAAGTCTTGCCTACATCCCTAGCCCTGATGTAAGCGTTGAATGCTGTTTGAGCCTTCTTGACCAGTTGCGGTTTGGTCTGCAAAGCGTCCAGCTTCAGCTTGGTTTCCTTTTTGTCAGCCCTGACAGCCTTAGCCGCCATCTTTTTGGATATGTCGATTGCACACAAATAACTGCAAACTACCTGCATGGGTCGGTCTGCGGTGAACACCTCACGACATCCTTTGCATCTCTTAGTCATTTATCGTCACTCCATTCTGAGCCGCCCATGCCATACAGAACTCTGTGAACTCGCTTGCGTCTGCCTTCGTGAACTCACGGGTTTGCAGCCCCAGTTGCACAAAGCCAGAGCCGTCCAGCGATGGGACAATTTTGGACGCAGTTCTGCCTGTATCTGCTGCCCACTGCCAAACAAGTAACCTTTTAAAGTCTTCAGCGCTCCAAGAAGACCCTAAGTGCTGCGCCTGCTTTGCAATTTGACCAATGATTGAATGATACATCGCGCTTTGGGCTTGGCTGCGTGACTCTTTAGTTATTTGCAGCACTAAGGTGTTGCCGCTTTCCAAAGCCTGCTTAATTTTTAACCATAGCTGTCTCATGTGTGACAGGCTTTGCTGGTCGTTACGTAATGTTATTTTCATATTCCGTGAGTCTTACCTTGGTCATGCAGGTGCGGATGCGCTCCATGTGGGACGCACCGCTTTTAGCTGTAATTTTGTTTAACGCTTGCCGCAGCCACTCGCGCTGGCTGGATTTGTCCCTTGCGTGATACATCTGTACCAGCAGCCTTGCATCAGCCATGTCGTTGATTTGCCGTTGCTCAATAGCAATGCGCTCATAGTTGGCTCGTTGCTCACTCGTAAATTTCGGCCAAGTCGCCCGTTGATTTGAGGGCTTGCCGAATAATGTAGGTGCTGTACTCATGTGAGCCATCCTTTACTTGGTCAAGAATTTTACGGGCAATTGTAACGTTCATAAATTGTTTTCCCTTGCTCGGATGGCATCGGCACATTCCTCTGCGCTCATCATGCGATTGGCAAACCTGTCGCACAGTCCAGCACACGCCTCACGCTCACGTGCTGCTGCAAAGTTGGCAAAGGCTTTAAGAGCCTCAGCATAAAATCCACCTGTGTTTTCCATGGTTATTAGCTGGAACATTACAGCCATTCCGATAATGTCGTCTTTAATCATTTACCACCCCTTAAAAGCAAAGCCGTACAGCACGCCGCCGACAAAGCTGACCACGCCGACCATGCAGGCAAATGCAGTCACAAAATAAAAATCAATGCTTGATGTGGCACTCAAGTGTTTTAAAACCAAGTTGCCAAACTTGTAAATGCCGCTTTTGTGTGTCATTAGGTTTGTTCTCCAGAGTGTTAGTTGAATCATTTGCCTGCCCTTTCAATTTCCGTCTTTATCTTGTAAGCCCGTCTACGGTCGCGCAGTGTGCGCCTGGGCTTTGGCTTGTCCATCAAGTTGCCAGCGGCATAAATGGGTGTATTGAATCGCCCAATGGTGTCAGCCTTCCAGCCACAAATGTATATAAGCCTGAATTCGTGAATTGTTCTTACCCACTTATACGCAGTGCGTATGCTGATTTCAAGTTCATAGGCAAGGTCATGCGAGGTCATTTCGCGCTCTGAGAAAGTAAACAGCGACCACGTTTTGCATAGCAGTTGCTCATTGACCGACATAGCTTTACGCATCCTGAATTACCTTCGCCCGTTTTGCCTTGAGTGTGCTGAAGACCAGCTTGATTGCAGCTTCAAGCGAACCAACCGTGGCCACCTCTAGCTGCGCCGTGTGTACTTCAAAACCAGCTTTTATCAACTCGAACTCGTTGTCTTGACAAATAAACTTACCGTCTAGCGTCAAAGACCTCACACAAACGTCCTGAAGGGCTTTTAGCGCGTTTAAAACATCTTGGCGGTACTCACGCCCTACATTCATCATGCAATACGCCTCACAGACGTTTAGAGCCTCAATGACCACATCAGCTTCTAGTTTGGTTGCAGTACCTTTGCCAAAGGAGTCCAGCGCACTCATGTTTTTCAGGTTCAGCGTTGTGTAGAAAGACTTCATGTCAGAAATGGGTGAAATGCTTTCAGTGACGTAGACCATGGCATTTAAGCGAACTGGCTTAGGTGTGTACTTTGAACGCTTACGCATTTTTTACTCCTAAAATTCCACGCATCATTTCCCTAATGTGTGCCGGAGGCGGTGCGCCCGTCTTATGGTCGTCTTCAACCTTACGAAGTGCCGCGTCTTGTTTGTACGGCACAGTGCTGCGAACAACGTCTGAAGCCTGTTGAGCAAATGATGGCTTTTGTTTATCCTGAATCCACTCAGCCTTTAACCCTTGACTGCCACGGGTACACCATTCAACCAAGAACTGGTCAAGCGTCCAACCAATCTTTTCAGCCTCCAGCCTTGCGCCGTTGACAACCGTGTTGGTCACTGATGCCTTTTTTGTCTTACGCAGTTGAAGCCAGTCAGACCAAACTTCTGGTGAAACATCAGGAGGGCAAGCAACGGCAGTTGCGCTCTTTTCGGTTTTAGTTTTAGTTTCGGTTACGGTTACGGTTAAAGGTACATCTGTATGCAAGTGCTGTACACCTGTATAACTCTGTACGGTTGGTGTAGGGTACTTGCTCTCTTTTGCGCGAGGTACGTTGTCCCACTTCTGCATTTGCAAATACGGCTTGCCATCATCAGAGTACCTGTGGACAAGTCCATGCTTAACCAAGTCGGCAAGCAGGCTGTCGATGTGCTTCTGAGTGACCGATTCTTTGATTGGGAAGCAAGCTGCTTTGAGCATTGCTGGTCGAGCATCGTAGCGACCAAAATCGTCCACCGTGACCAGTAGTCGGTAGTACATAACTTCGGCAGCATATGACAGCTTGTCGATGGTTTCGCTGTCACGAATACCCGCTTTTAAATATCTTGTTGGCATACATTCCGCTTTTTTAACGCCCTTTGAAAGAAACAACGGCAAGAGAAGGGGTAACTCTTTTCAATCGGGTAATTATTCCGACCTAGCCGCGTCTGTAGAAACTATACCACGAAATCTGGGTCTGTTACCCACTTTGGCTTTTTCCAGCCACTTTCTTCTGGTATTGAGTACCCATTGATTTCGTGGTCACTTTCGTCAACGTCATCGCCAATTTCGGACAACAACAGGCAAGCACTACCACGGTCAATTTTCATTATCTCAACCTTGTACGGGTCAATGTGATAGTCAATTTGCCAAAAAAGGTCTTTCATATTTTGCGCAACCGCAAACCCTACCCAGAAACTGGCCTTGTCCTCTCTCACCGCTCTAAAGCTGTAAGCAATCATTTTTTTCTCCTTTTGATTTCACGTTGTATATACCAAACCGCCTTTTCCAAATCCTCAACAGCGTTGTCCGACTTTAAACCTGCACGCCAAATATATTTGATGGCATTGCCTAAGCTGAAGCCAAAATGCTCAGTGATGTCTATGCACTCCACACCGCTTGGATGTCCGGTGTAGTGCGCCGGATGGTTGACTGAGTCATGCATCAATCTGTTCCTCCAAAGTTTTCTTTGTTCAGGTCTACACGCTGAATTTCTTCAGCAGCCATCACGCAGTTGAACTGCAAGCTGTTAAGCCACAG